GCCTCGGCCACAAAACGCTGGCAATGGCCGAGCTGTATTCCAAGGAGTTCAACCGCACCAAGCTGGAGGATTCCGCCGCCCGCAAACTGCGTCCGCAGGAGCCTGCGGAAGTCGTCAAGTTCCCCGGCAAGAGGAAGCCGAAATGAACGGTTTTCCGGAAAGTTTTCCACGGAAAACGGTTTTTGGAAAACTGGGTCAGCAGGAGTTCCCTAAAGTGCCTCTTAAGTCTTTGAAATCGCTGGTGCCCAGGGGCGGAGTCGAACCACCGACACACGGATTTTCAGCCCCTTGCTCAACAGCCGATATCAAGGGCTTAGCGACCCGGTTTCTGGAAAACTTTGGTGGATTGGCAAACTTTCGCCGCCAATCCACCCCCGGTTCGTTCTCATCCGTGTGTCGCCCGAAAACCAGGGAATTTGCCTATAAGAGACGACAGACTATCGGAAGCTTTTTCCGTAGGTCAAATGCAGATGCGGAGTGTCCTGGGAAGCGCGCGGACCAGGGGCAGAAGGCGTTCTCGATCGACGCCGCACCGAGCATCGTCTCATGAGCGAGTTCGTCTCCTACGGCGATGACGGGCCGGTCTTCGGACGGGCCTGCCCTAGCTGCGGGCGCTATCTGACGTTCCCCGCCACGATGCAGTGGCGGGAGGATTTCACCGGCGTCTGCACCTTTCCCAAGATCGACTGCCGCCGCTGCGGCCCGGTCGAACCTGGCCATCTCGGATGGGGAGGAGATTTTCGATGAGCGGACGCTACCAGGCGCAGCCGGATCCGCGGGTCAATCACGACGGCTGGTGGGTAATCGACGACTATCACTTCCTCTTTGAGGGCATCCCCACCGCTGAAGCCGCCAACAAGATTGTCTCCGAACTGAGGCTCGCCTTCATGCATGGCTACGGCAAAGCCCTGGACGAGATGAGGGAGAAGAAATCATGACGACGGTAACCCGCGTCGTTACCGGCGATGACGAGATGCTGGAATTCCTCGCGGACACGATGCGCCTGTGGCGTCAAGTCTATGTTGTCGACCGCCAAGAGAGCGAGCATCGCGCTCGTCTGAAGATTGCACTCAGCAAGAAGGACGGCGCGCTGGCGGCATCGTTCGTATGCCTTGGCCCCGGTGGGGCGTACCTCGGTGACCGGGTACTGGTGCGTCGAGCGAGGCCACGACGATGAAACAGCCGCCGAGCGAAGATGCGATGGAGCTGGCAATCAAATTGTTCCCTACCGCTGGCGATGATGACCTTGATGTTTACGCTACCCAAATCGATGCCTTTGCCGCCCGCAAAGTGGCCGAGGCCGACGACCCTCAGTGGGACGGCACCGACGCCGCGCACCCGGCGTGGTGGCGCGGCAACGACCGGGGTTGCCGGTTTGTCACCCAGCGTCTGACCGACGCGCTCGACGGCAAGGATGATGGAGCAGGCTGGATCGGCTACCCGCCGCTGGAAGCCCTGCGCCGGCGGTTGCTCGCCATCGCCGATCATCGCGAGGTATTGCCGCCATGACCGATCATGTCGCCGCAGCGATCCGCGCAGGATGCAATAACGAAATTCCCGAGCCATTACCACGCTGCCGATATCCCGAGTGTGCCGACGCTTGCGATGTCGCGGCCACGTCTCTTGCCACTGTTCGCGCCCTCCTGCCGTACCCGACAGGCCCGCTGCTCTTGGATTTGGAGCGCATCCAGGCGGTGATGCTTGAACTTTATCCGGAAGCCTTATCCATGAGCGATGACAGAGGGGAACTTTATTGTCAGATCAGCCGCAAACATCCATCGGCTGTACGAGGATTTTGCAGTTGCGGTCCATGTCGAGCGTGGAGAAAGGAGAAATAAAGAAATGGCTTTCGTTCTAGAAATCCAGTTGGACAACATGAAGCATCATTTGATGATGTCTTCGCTTGAAGAAGCCAAGGAGTGGCTTGAACGACTCACGCCCTATGTTGGCATTCCGCGCTTTTCTCGTAATGACGACGACCCAAAGAACATCCGAGTAACCTCGCTGGAGGGTGAGGTCGTTGTCGCGCTGGAACACATCATCAGTGTTCGCGCGCTCGACAACAAGATTTACCATGACACCAACGCGGAAGAGCGGATCGCCGATCGCCAGGAGTTCGCCGAGATTTTCCGCAAGGTCGACTCGATGATCTGGGAGAAGCTCTTGGAGCGACTCGATCGCCGATGAACACCTGTGAAACCTGTAAGCACTTCATGCCCCTCTCGCCGGGGCACGCCGCCATCTGTTTTGAGCGGTGGAAAGATCTGCCGTGGAACGCCGCCGTTCCGCTGACCACCAAAGACGAGTCATGCGAGAAGCACGAACTCCGTACCGATCGAGCGCCGACATGATCAAAGCCGGACTCTTCTGCCTCTTTTGCGGGTTTGTCGCCGGCTACATTTTGCACGGGTGGGAATTCAACGAAAAGCTGCGCGAGGTCGAGCAAAAATACGACGCTCTCGAAAGACGGCTTCTGGGGATCAGGAGGACACCCGATGAGTGACCTGGCCCGCGCGCTGCCCTTCCGCGAAATCTGGTTGGACCCGTTCTGCGCGGACTGCTGGACCCCCGGCACCGAGATCACTTGGTGCCAGCACGACATCTACGAACCCTGCCCGATGTGCGGTCGGAAGGCGATCCGCTACGCGCTCGACCGCCGGCAATTGCCGCGAACGAAAAAGGAGCAGTGATGGCTCTGGATTATTACCCCTTCCTTGCCGCCGAGGGTCGACACGACACCTGGGTCGTGACCGATGGTTTCTGCAACCTGATCGACTGCATCCCGACACTGACAGCCGCCGAAACAGTCGCAGCCGCAATGAACGGAGCTTATCACCGCGGCTACGAGGCGGCGCGAGCGGACTTCCGCGCGGCGCTGGGGGTTATCCCGTGACCAAGGCCCAGCCCCACGGTGCAGAGATTACCGCGACAGTCGAAGTAGAGCCAACATGACTAACCACCCCAATCGCAACCGAACGGCGCGCGCGGAGCGGATCGTCGATGTTGTACTTGCCGAATTTGGCGCGGTGATCCGCAAAATATCGATGCGCGACGCGATGGTGGCAGCATGTGCCGCCGCTTTGATCGATAGGGAGGGCCGCACGCCCTGCTTGTCGGCGCTCGCCAGCGGCGAAGCGTGCCAGCCAGACGAGTCTTTGAAGCGTTGCGCGATCTGCGGCTTTGTCGTCGACACGCAATTCGCCGCCGAAAAGCCTGTGAGGATGCGGCCATGACCAGCATCGTAGAAGTCTATCGGCGCTGGCCTACTAAGGAGCGCACGCCGTGATCCTCGGCTTCACCGGCACCCGCCAAGGTCTGACCGGCGCACAGCTCGCCGGTTTGCCGTTAGCTCTCCCCATCCCGCCGGATCATCTCCTGCACGGCGGCGCACCGGGTGCCGACACCCAGTTCGATAGATGGTTCCGCGCGAATTGGGGAGCGATGACCTTGCACATCGAGGTTTACCCGTCCTATGGGCGACATTGGAACGGCGACGATTCGTCATGTTTACTGACGGTCCACCCGCCGATGCAGCCGCTGGCGCGCAACGTCATCATCGCGAAACGCTGCGACCGGCTTCTAGCCTGCCCCGCCGAGATGAACGAGGTGGTCCGCAGCGGCACCTGGGCGACCGTCCGCTATGCCCGAAATTGGGAGAAGCCGATCACCCTGTTGATGCCGGACGGCACCATCAAACAGGAACCAGCGCCGTGAGAGATTCCATGATCTGCCACCTCCACTCGGGTCTTTCGATCCGCAACTGCATGATGTGCCGTCTCCAGCCGTGGGACCGCGAGAATGGCGGCGGCTGGCTTCCCTGTCCGCCGCGGGCGGCCGAGAGCGAAAGACTCTGCGATCACGGCACCTGTCCCGGCGATCGCGCACTGTGCGACCAGCACGGCCAGTGCCTGATCGGCTTCGGTGAGGACGGCGTACCGCACAATGACCCACCCGAAGATAACCCCTACGACACGCACTACCTGACCCTGCGCGAGCAGAAGGTCATGCACAAAGCCCTGCGCCGCTCGACGCGCCTAATCGCCACGGGGGGAGAACCCCCCCATTTATCCCCCCAGCCGCCGGCGCCGATGGTGCCAGTGTTTCAATCGCAGTTCAGCGGCGACATCTGCGCCGATTGCGGATCCGCGGCAATGGTCCGCACCGGAACCTGTCAGACGTGCCAAGCCTGCGGCTCGACCAGCGGAGGATGTTCGTGAAACCAATCCGCGTCTTCTACTCGACGTTGACCCGGCGGTTTTACGCCAGCCGGCAGTATCGCGAGGAAGGCGGCGGGCTGGTGACGACCGGCGAGAAATTCGACGTTACCGACGATATCGCCCGCCTGGTTGTGAAATACGGGATCACCTTCGCGGAGCAAAAAGATGACCAATAAAACCCTCTGCATCTGGCACGGGAACTGTCAGGACGGTTTCGGCGCCGCATGGGCCGTGCATCACGCGCTGGGCAAAGACAACGTCGAATTTCATGCTGGCGTCTACCAAGACGCGCCACCCGACGTGACCGGGCGTCATGTGCTGTTGGTCGATTTCTCATACAAGCGCCCGATCCTCTTGGACATGGCGACGCGAGCAAAGTCGATCCTCATCCTCGATCACCACAAAAGCGCCGCAGAAGATCTCGCGGGCTTCCGAGGGCCAACTTACCAGCAATGGCAGGACAAAGGCCGAGGGCCTGATCCAGCCGATCCGCCGATCGCGGTGGTCTTCGACATGGAGCGATCCGGTGCCGGGCTAACCTGGGACCATCTGCTTCCCGGCAGACCGCGGCCGCGACTGATCAACCACATCGAGGACCGCGACCTGTGGCGGTTCAAGCTGCCAAACACGCGCGAGATCAGCGCCGCCGTCTTCAGCTACCCCTATGAGTTTGCGGTGTGGGACACGCTGATGGCGATGGACCTCGATCTGCTGGCGCTGGCCGGGACCGCGATCGACCGCATGCACCTGCGCGAAATCGCCAACCTGCTGCCGGTAGTCCAGCGCAAGATGGTGATTGGCGACCTGGCCATGCCCGTCGCCAACCTGCCGCTGACGATGACCAGCGACGCCGGGCACCAGATGGCGACCGAGGCTGATGGCATCGCCGCCTGCTACTGGGACACGCCGGAGGGGCGGGTGTTTTCGCTGCGCTCCACGGATACCGGACCCGACTGCCAGGCCATTGCCGTCAGATACGGCGGTGGCGGCCATGTCCACGCCGCCGGGTTTCGGGTTGAGCTGGGCTGGGAAGGAGACGAATAATGGCTTCATTCAAATTTCATCTCGGTGTCCACGTCACCACCAAGATCGAATTGTTCAAAGGCTGCATCGTTTCGAGGATGGACAGCATCACTGGGTGCAACCTCTACTGCATCCAGCCGGAGGTCGGGACCGACGGCAAGTTCATCGAGTCCATTTGGTGCAATGAACACAACCTCGAAATCGATGCCAGCAAGCAACAACTCAAGCTGTACCGAGATGCCGACCAACCGCCGGGATAAATCACCGCTGGTACGGCATCTGGTCGCCGGCGGCTCGGTCGCCGGCGCACCGCAGCATACCGTCGATCGTGCGCCGGTATCGTGGCTGATGCTCGCCGCCAGCCTTATCGGCCTGATCACCGTTGCCGCCATTGCGATCTTCGTCTTGTAAGGACCGCACCTATGATGAGCCGCCAAATCCGCCGCGCTCTGGAACGCTCAAAAACAAAGGACGGGTTCGCAAAAGAAGGTGGACCCTCGCGAGCCGAGCTTGACCGTCTCTCGCATGAGATTGACACCACCGGATGCGGACATTGCGGCAACCATTTCGGCGTCGGTATGCCTTACCTCACCGGGCGAACCAAAACCGGCTGGTCCACTCGTTGCCCGCGACCAGAATGTATCGACGATTTTTTGCCGAACAGTCCGAAATTTGTTGGTACTTCCGTGAGTGGCGATGACCCGTGGATGGAAGCTGATCGGGAATGGTTTCTCGCTAATCCCAATCGAGATTGGCGATTGCGTTGGCCGATGCCAGGTGAGATCGAGACACAGGCGACTGATGAAGCTCTAGCGGAACAAACCAAAGAGTACTCATCGAAAGTTTCAAACCACGCCCGCGCTGCGATGCGGCGAAAGACGGAAGGCGCCAAGATTGTGGTCGCTGTCTATCAATTTGAGCCAGGTAAGAGATCACGCACACCAATCGAATATAGAAGCGACGATCCACCAGAAAGCTATACCGACGCCGCTATTCCAGTACTGATGCCGTTTCTCGTTGAAATGGCCGAGCGTCATCGTGTAATGCTGAAATCAAATCCCGCTGAAATGCAAAAAGAGCAGGATAAAGTACGGCAGCGTCGGCTCGAAGCGACGGCAAGTCTGGCAAAGCCATGACCCCCGCCCAGTGGGACACGCTGCCGTGGCTGCACGTCTACGCGCAGAGCCATGAACATGCGCCAGCCGAGATACGCGGCACCCGCGAGGCGCTGGTGGCGCTGCGCGATACCATCGACCAGGCGCTCGCCCATCCCAACGGTGAGGCCGAGTTCAGCGCCTTCGTGTGCGACGGCGAAGGCTATGCGGTCGAGGTGCGGCGGGTGCCGCGCTCCACCGTCTTACGCTCGCGTTTGCCCTACTACTACCGACAAGCGAACGATCGATGAAAAGCTTTCTGACCCCGGCGAACCTCGATCTGCCGATGCCGGCCGGCGCCGCCTTACCGCAAAACGCGACAAAATCACGTCCCACCTATTTTGTCGTCAGCCGCCGCCTCGGGCGCACCCAAGCAGCAATCTATTGGGACGAGCTGCCGGGTGCGCCGGTCTACGAGCTCGAATACGCCGTGCGGCTTGATACCCTGTCGGAAGACAATCTGCTGCGGCTGGACGTGCCTATCGCCCGTCTCTTATCGATCTACGCAACCCTCAAGGCGGCGGGAACGCTGCCGCCACGCTGGGAGCCGCCGCCGAAGGCGAAACCGGCCCCGGTGGAAGGATGAGCCATGACCAACGATCAAGCCGTCGATATCGGAGTACGTCTCGAAACCGCGATCATGGGGCTGAAAGCCGCCCTGTTGCTTGCCCGCGAAAGCGAACACGGCCCTGAGCTGACGATCGAGATAGCGTTGGAATACGCTGGTGATGCGCTCGAAATGTGCAAGGAAGAGGCTCGCCCATGAACAGCAAGGATTGGATCAAGGAAATAACTCAAAAGGTAGAGCTTGCTGAACGTTACGGACACACCAGCGACGAAATAGACGATCTGGCGAACCGCGCCGGATTAGACCTGGCTGCGCGGCTTCACACCTACACCGACGGCAACCCCGCTCTCGCGATGTCTATCCTGATGAGCTTGTGCCAGTTCATCATTTTGCAAGGGTCGGAGAATGACCAACGTTGGACGGGCATGATGATGCTCGTCAGCACCTTCAAAATAATATTTGAGGCTGACGACATCCAATTGATCGCCGACGCATTGATGGAAAAGGCCGACCGGATCGACGGTATCTGGCGGCGCGGGGCCAAGGCCGAAACAGCAAAAATGCTGCGGATCATGGCGATGACAATAACCCCAGCGGAGAGGGAGACGTGCTAGCTGACTCGGAGCATAACGACGACCGCTGGCTCGTCACGCGCTATCTTCCAAGCGGTCAAGGGGCAGCCAACATCACCGGCTGGTATGTGGTTCGAATCTGCCCGTGCTGTTGTGGCGAAAGGGTGACGCTGCCTTATCCAAACCAGGGACGAGCCGAGAGAGTACGTCTGGTACTCCTGGGACAAATTACGACGCCCTCAGAACCAAAACTGAAATGGTCCAACGACGAAATTATTTCCCCGCCAACGCTAATCGTCGGACAGATCTGGCTCGACCGACATCGCCGTTTCGGCGCCGATCGCTATGTGCGGATTAAATCCGTGGATGAAACAACGGTGTTGGTCACTACCGTGGTGCAGCAAGACGACGTCTGGAGCCCGGCTCCAAAAACACACCCCAGCAAGATCTCGGCACACCGCTTCGAGACTGAACGTTGGTTTGTATTTATCGAGGGACCAGAGTGACGCTTTACAATGTCATCTACGCCGACCCCCCTTGGCGTTTCAAAACCTATAGCAAGCTCGGCCTCGGCCGCAGCGCCGAAGCCTATTACGATGTCATGACGCCGGCCGAAGTTGCGGCTTATCCGGTTCAGCACCTCGCCGCGAAGGACTGTGTGCTGCTGCTTTGGGTCACCGACCCGCTGCTGGAATACGGGTTCGACGTCATCGATAGCTGGGGCTTCAAATTCAAGACCGTCGGGTTTTATTGGGTCAAGACCGGCAAGGATTATTTCGGCCGCCCGATCGGCACCGGCTATTGGACCCGTGCCAATCCCGAGCAATGCCTGCTGGCAACTCGCGGCAAGCCAAAGCGTCTCAATGGCGATGTCCGCAAGCTGATCGAGGCGCCGCGCCGCGAGCACAGCCGCAAGCCGGACGTAGTCTATGAGCGTATCGAGCGGCTCGCCGCCGGTCCCTACGTCGAGCTGTTCAGCCGCCAGCGCCGGCCAGGCTGGGACGCCATTGGGCTCGAATCTGATAGCGGCCCCGCTCGGCGCCGCTGGCACACCGACATGCGGGAAATGCGGGGAGAGGCATGATGATCGAAACAACCTACACCATCTACCACGCCGATGGCACGATCCAGCGCGGTGAAGTTGATTGGCCCGACTCGCCGGGTGTGGAGCTGATCGCGGCGCTGGTCGAACCGATTGTCGGTCACCCAATGGAGCACGTCACCGTTCTGGACCCGGTGATGAGCCACGCCGAGGAAGTTAGTCGGAACGATTACCGCGACATGTTTGTCGACGAGTTGGGGCATATTCGCGCCGGCGGACCCAAGCAGCGCAACCACGCGGCGACCGCGATCTACCGCGCCAACTGGCTGCGCGCGGAGGGCGGCGACCCAGAGGATCTGCATTGGATCGTCGGGACCGCGGTCCTGTTCGATCGCATTATCTGGAAGTAAAGACGATGCCGCTACCTGACCAGATCCGCGAGTGGGTCGCCGAGCACAACGAGGACGCCCTGCTCGCCGACGGTTTCGAGGATGCAATCCTTGGTGTGGCGGTGCGCTGTTCAAAGCCGGCGCTGGTCGTCTACGACATCGAGAAATGCGTCGAGATCTTGATGCGCGGCGACGATGGCATGGACTACGACGAGGCGATGGAGTTTCTCGAATTCAACACGCTGGGTGCATGGGCCGGCGAAGGCACACCCCTGTTCCTGTGGCGCTACGAAGAAGGCATGGAATGATCCAGCCTAGCTGCATGGGCGGGATCGCCATTACGACGCCAACGGCGACGGCATCTAGTTGTCGTTGCTTGGGCTTGGGCGCGGACGCATCACTAGCCAAAACCACCAAAAACGCGACTGGATCATTCTCGTGCAGCGCCAACTCGATATTTGCGGGCCAGCCAAGGCGACAAGTAAACTCAAGGGGTCAGGGTGTTCCATCTTCGTCCACTGCGAGGCGTTGTGGTCGTCGACTCTCGATCACGTTTCCACTCCCAGCCAACCCGGATGACCAAGCTATGACTGATGAAAACGCTCTTATCCGCGCAAGAATTTTGCTTGCTGATGATCCTGATGAAATGGATGAGGAGTGGCTTGCACGGATAATTTCTCAGGAATGGGCTGAAGCTGTCATGCTTGAGCGTCACCGTATAGCGCGGCGGGTCAGCGAAAGAACGATACTTAGGCTGGGCATTGGCCGTGATCCGCTTGTGGAAGTAAATGAGATCATTCAAGATCTTGCGGCTGATATTGAGAATAACTGGGAAGATGAAGATGACGAAACGGAATCTGATTAATCATCCTGCTCCTGGCCCCAGACCATGCAACTGAATTGGTATTTATCTCGATGCCTCTGACCGTCTGGAGGAGCTGCCCTGATGGATCACGTCATCCTTTTCCGCAATCACAGCGGCAAGGTTGACTTTATTGCCGACAACGACGGCGACATCGCGGTGTTCGCCGACCTCGACGCCGCGGTCGCCTTCACGAGCGAGCATCACATGTTCATGCCCGGTGGCGTGGATTACCAGATCGTCGAGCTCGACGAGCTGTAGGGGGAGGAGCAATGCCCAAATCCGTCATCCCAATCCTTAATAAGTTGGTTGACGCCCAGGAGATGCACCGCCAGCATCCGATCACGTTCATCGTCCCGTCAGCTCACAACCTGGCCACGATCATGCCCGGTAACTACGTCAAGATCTGCCGCGAAAACGAACGGTTCTGGTGCAAAGTGATCGGCGGCGTCGGCAAGTTTCTGGTCGGCGAGGTCGACGTGCCCTTGGTCAACGAAGGCAACGCCGACATCAATAAATCCGGCATGCGGGTGCGATTCGAGCATCGTCACGTCTACGAGATCATGCGGCCGCCTGTGAGATAGGAGCCAAACCATGCGACTGAAGCTGGTGTCCTACAGCCACGACACGCTGCTTGGACACATCGACGTGCCGGACCACTGGCAAAACTGGCTTGAGCGCAACGGCGCGGCAAGTACGCTTGTGTCGCCCCGCTTACCACGTTTCATCGATGATGCCGAGATCGCCTACCCGGTCATGGTGAACCAGATCACCATCGCACGGGCGTATCACTCCGAGTATCGCGATGCGGTGTGCCTGACCAGAGGTTCGATCGAGGAATTCGAGAAGCTGCCGGGATGTAGCTTCAGCCCGAGCATGGCGTACCTGCGCTCGCAGGCGGAATAAGAAAACATGACCAACGATGCGAGTCCGCGAATGATATCGATGAACGAAGCGGCCGCCAAAGGCATCGAGCGGCTGCGCAAGCCGAGCTGGTCCGACCCCTTCGACCACATCAAGATCGACATCTTCGAAGGCAAGCCTGGACCGTGGATGCACCTCTATGCACCCTTCAATCTTGAGTGCAACAAACGCGATCCGGTCGACATCCTATGGTCTATCCAGTTCGGCAAGGAGAGCGCCGATTCGGTCGAATTCGTACCCTACGAAGGACCGCTACCTGACAGCGAAACCTATAAGGCAAGACAGGCAGAGTTCGACGGCGTGCTCGGAGAAGAGAGAGGCTGATGGAAGAACCGCTCGTTCAGCCAGCACGCTATGTCTGGCGACTGCCGGTAATTCGTCACGTTCGGTGGGTCGTTTGTTGGTATCGACTCAGACACTGGTACGGCCTGTGGTCGAGCCTCGGATACTACGAAAACAATACGTTCGACCGCCGCTGTCTCGATCAGGTATGGCGCGGCATCGTCTAGACGGTTAAAAGCGAAACGCCGGTCAGGATGGGCCTGGCCGGCGTTTCTGGAGGAGGACTGCGATGAATGCACATCGCAAGCTCCTGATACGGATCATCGTTCTCTTACGAATCGTCGTCAAGAGGAAATAGGTCCGTATTAGGGGGGAGTCAACCGGGTCCAAACCGGCTGGCTCCTCCCCCCATCACGCAAGAAGGACGCCCGACATGATCGAGTTCGACGGCTGTCCGCATTGCCGCGGCGTTCGCTTCCTGGCCGGACCGCGCGGCGGTTCGTCTCAGAATGTCGTCTGCATGGGTTGCTCAGCGCGGTTGAATCTAGTGATCCCACCGCTCCCTGGACCGTTCCTTTTGCTCAACGAGCTGAGCGGCCCGACGGGCCAGCCGCCTGACACGGCAAGCGCGAATTACATCATCGAACTGACCCGCGAATAGCTCGCGTAAGGCATGATGACCTTGTTCTGGCACTTTCTAGCGGGCTATTGCGGTTCTAGCCTCGCCGTCATGATACGCTTCCGCTACGGCGAGCGAGCCGAAATTATGGCGCTGACGGCGTGCTGTGTCGCTGTTGCACTGAGCGGCGCGCCAGCGGCGCTTTACGACGCTCTGGGGCTGCTGACCAGCTACATGCTGATCCGCTGGCTGGTGTTTCGCTGATCGATGGGCAATTACGGCATCCGCTGGGAGAACGGCTACTGGGTACTTCACATCCTGTGGATGGAGCCGCTCGGTCAGCGCCGCTGGTGTTCCAACTCCCGAATGCTTAAGCGCCGATCACGATCGCTGGATCGGCTGCTGGCGAGCATGACCGGCGTCGAGGCGGTGATGCTGTTTCCGACCTGCTCGCACATGCCCTCGCAACAATGCGCGATGCCGGTGCCGCCACAGTCGAGGCAGATGACCGGCGGCGGATGCTGATAGCGGCAAGGGCAAATCATGGCAAAAACGTTCTATTGCACACCGGAAACTCCTTGGCATGTCGGATTACCGACGCCGGTTCAGCATAGTGATGTCCACGAAATTGGAGAGCAAGAAGACGGTTGGCCGGGTGGAGATATCGTAACCTATGAATGTCGCGTTTGCGGGCACCGCTGGCGATCGGAGATTCCGCAATAAAATAAAAGCCCCCGGCACGCTGCGGAACCGGGAGCTTTTAACGCCTTCACCCTGTCTGACGGAGTTGAGCGCGGGTCGGATTTTAAGCTCAGATCGCGCCGATCAGCAAGAGGATGAGCAGGATAATCAGCACGGTTCCCAGGACGCCGCTGGGGTAATAACCCCAGCCGTAGCGGGCATTATACGGTGCCGGGAACGCGCCGATGACCATCAACAGCAGGATAATGACAAGGATCGTGATCATCGGTTGCTCCTAGCAGGAATCGGTAGTCGCATACATGCCGTTAGTTCTCTTCACCGCCGGGACCGGGTTAAAGTAAATGTGTTCATCGATCGGCATCTTGTCTTCGACCACATAAGAAATCCTGCTCTGGCACTCTTCGATCAGGACGCAATCAACCTGTGCGGCGAGCTGCACCGACACGCCCAGGATAAACGCGACCTGACTGATCATCGGTCCCGCCTTCAAGCCTCGTTGGTCGATACCGTGCCGGACGCCGACACGAAATAGGGTTTGCAGCTCGGCGGCGATGCCTGAAGCACCCGTCGTACCGCGATGCAGCGCGCCTTCGCCACCCGCGTGATCGTCACGCTGTCGCTCTGGTTGCCGCCCAGCGTGTGATAGTGAGCATCGTCCTCTGCGACGTAGAACCCGACATGCCCGCCGCCCTGCCGGACGTAGACCAGCACGTCGCCCAAGCTCGCGGCGCGGCCTTCGGCAAAGCGCAGGGTCGGGTTGCTCTCGTTTCCGATATTGCCCGCCACCGACCCGCCAAACTGCGCCCAATTGCGCGCCCAAAGCGGGTTGGTAACCAGCTTCTCGCCCGCCCGATGCACAACGATCGCGGCGAAGAGGCCGCACCACGGCACCGAATCGTCGCTGAAGCCCTGGACCGTGCGCGGGTGCGCTTCGTTGATCTCGTCGGCCCACGCATCGATCACCGCGTTGGATGCGCTACCGGGTAGCTCGTTCGTTCCCAGCAGCGCGAGCGCGTGCAGGATCGTCGGCGGGTGAACGCCCACCGTATTAAGAAAGGCATATTTGGTTGGTATGCCCGCCATCGTGATCCTCCTACTGATCGAGCTTCGCCGCGATCTCGCGCGCCGCCTGGACGGCGACATCCTCGACACTGGCTTCCGGCGCCGTGACCCAGGCCATGTAGATGATGCCGACAAAAGCCTCGGGACCGGGCGGTATCGGCACCGCGCAGCCTCGCTTGAACCCGCGATCCGCAAGCCGCGCGACAACCGGAGAATGTGTCGCGGACGATAGGTCGGCGCAGGCCGGATGGCCCGCGAGGATGTCCACTACAGCCTGCACATCGGATCGCGCGGTGATCACCGGCAACCGTCTCGGTTCTGGGATCACCGGACGATCGCCATCATGCCGACGAGCACCGATGAATCTCTGCACGTTCGCGCCGAGGTCGACCTCCCAAATCTGCACCAGATCGGCCCCGGTCAACTCGACCAGTTTTTCCAGCGCAGCCGGAACCTCGCTGGTTTTCAACGACACGGCTGAAGGCGTCAGCCACGATTCCAGCAACTGCTCACGCTTCTCGTAGACGATCCAGCCTGCGCCGCCGACGACGAACAGGATGACAAGCGCCGCCACCTTCCACGGGCGGTCGACATAAGCGAAAAGCTGGCCGAGCAGACCGGAAACACCAGCCTGCTCATGCGCTGGCGGGCGCGATGGCGGCTGCTCGGACATGATCCTACCTCATCACGCTGGAGCGACGACGACGACCCCGTTCGACGGCGGGCTGGCGCTCGTCCCGATCGCATTGGTTGCCGTCACGGTACAGGTCACCGTAGAGCCGACATCCGCAAAGGCGATGGGATACGTCTGGAGGGTGGGGCCGACGATCGGCGTCCCGTCTTTAACCCACTGATAGGAGTAGCTCGACGGGCTGTTGTCCCAGGTGCCGGTGTCGCAAACCAAGTTCGGATCGACCTGGGTGACCACGGGCGCAACCGTGTTGCTCGGCGGGTCGGTAACCGGCGGCGGCTGCGGCCCGACCCCAAGATCAGTCAGGTTCTGAGTGATTTCCCCGTCGCGCTCGACCAATTGCGCCCGCAGCGCCGTCATCGTTTCGGGCGTCACCGTGCCGATATTAATGATGCGGACATCCATCTGCATCGTCGGCGACAGCGGCGGCGGCACCGAGTTCGCCGGGTCATAGGGCGGCGGCGCGGGCGGGGCAATGGTGAAAGCCGTCAGCGTCCCGCCATTGTCGATGTGCGAGATCGCCGTCTGCACCTGTTGCTGCTCTTGATAGAGCGCGTTTACCTGTGGAACGTCAGTGTAGTTCGTCACTGGAACTCTCCCCTTAATTCACCGGGCGCTCGAATTGACCGGGAGGATGGATGTCGATACCATTGCCGGTGGACGACGCCGTCTGGCTCACCGCCGCTTGAAGCTGCTCCATCATCAGCGGGATCAAGGTCGACGATACCCGATAGGGCGTCGGCGTATCGTTGAGCATCTGCATGATAAAATTCCAATACTGAGCCTCAAGAGTCAGCGTCAGCTTGGTATCGGGATTGACGGGCGGCGCGAGCTGCTGTTGCTGCGTGTTCATGCCAAATTCCTTTCTGGCGGGTTAAGAACGAGGTCTTCCAGTTCTTTAACGCGAGCCGCAAGTTGCTGGAACGCGCGAATGTAATAAGCGTCGAGGCGATCGGTGACGATGCGTAGCATACCTTCGCCGAGAAGCCCCACGGCTTCGACCGAGTTGGGGATCAATTCTTGAATTTCTTGCGCGACGATACCGCACAACACCGGGCCGACATTGGGCAGAAATTTCCGCCCTCGCTCGGTCCATTCAAAGGCCCGCACAGGTATCGCGCCCAGGACCGCAAGGGCATCGATTTCGCTGTCGCGAATATTGAGCTTTAGTCGCGCGTCGGACCACGTGGTAACGGGTTGCAGGACATAGCCAGAGGCGCCCTGATCTGGGCTGACCTCGAAATAGCCGCCGCTCATGGCGTAGGACATCGCGCCCCAATCGCCCGCCCAGCATCTAATCTGCGCTCCCCCGTTGCCGCCGCCGTAGTACCAGCCGCCACAGGTGTAGCTGCCATCGCACCGCGCATCACCTGTGCTGTGAATGTAGGCACCATTGACTTGATTGCCTGCGTTGATGTTTCCCGCGTTCCAGATGTCGCCTCGCGAGTACACACCGGCAGCATGCAGCGTCTGATCGAAATACATGTAACCGCTGTTGTTATACATGCGGCAACCGCCGACATAAAAATCGCCACACTGCATGTAACCGTCAGCGTGGATATTGTTAGGTGTCCACCATGTGCCGCCGTTGTTCCAGAACTGCAAGCCGTTGCAATAAACACTCCCAGCGGTGTTCATATTGCCGCGCGAGTAGAAATCGCTGCAATTGATGTTATTATCGCAGTAAAGCTGCCCGACTATTTCGAGGGTTCCCCACCCGGCGCCGCCACAGTAGTAGCCCATCTGACACCAGTTATTCTGGGTCTGGGGTTTGATGGTGAGAAATCTGCTATAGTCGGAACAGGTGACGGTAAGGCTGTCGTTGGCATCGGTGCCGTGAACGCGGGTCTGGCTCCCATTCAAATACGATGTCCCACTGACGTTCAAATTGCCGCTGCAACTGAGCTGACCGCCAGCACTTATATCAGTGGCAGCCGTTATCCATAAACCGGCTTGCACCGCGCTATCAGTGTGGATCGGGCTTCCCGTCCACCACCAGCCACCGTTATTGCCCCACCAAATGCCGTTGACACCTGTACTGCCGTTGGCTTGGACGTTGCCGCCACATGTCAGACTTTGCTGGATCGTTGCATTGCCATTAGTGTCGATCTGAAACCTCACCTGGCCAACACTCTCGTCGGCGAGATACCAGACACCAGTATTTATGCAGCCCGCACTCCACAGGCGCGTCCCGGCAACTTCATAAAACCACCGGGCATGACAATTGTTGGGAACTGTGATCCTGGCGTTATCACTCGTACCGGGCTGAACGTGGGTGTAACCATTCAAGTAGATGTTGGGCGCGCGAACGATGAGGTTCAGCGAACCGTCACTCAAATAGTACTGATTGTCATTGGCGAGGATCAAGCCGTAGCGCGCGGTGCCATTTGTATCCAGAAACCAGATATAGACATTGTTGGGCATGTAAACATTGCTAGGGTAGAGGTTCCCAGTGTGCAAAGTCCCGCCGACGGTAGCCCCGTTTCCAGTGTTTCCATTGATCCAGATTTGAGTGTTGCTTTCAAGATGGCCATTACCATCATCGAACATCTGAAGGTAGTTACCGCCGCTATAGGTGATGAAAGTGTTGCCGGTCGAGCCGTTGTTTAGCCTGATACTCCCATTGTATACGACAAGTCCCTGCTCCATCGACACCACGCCGCTGGCGAGGTTTATGTAGAAGGGGCGCAGCGAGTTGAAACTTCCCCAGGCGTCGTTAACTGCGGTCAGCAACAGGTACATATTACCGGCGTCGGTGTACCAAAATGACCCGTACCCGGTGTTGTTAATGTTGGGGCACATGCGGTAGCTCGCCCCGCCGCCTCTCTTTAGGACAGACCCATCAACAGTCAGCACGCTATTGTGGTAGGCGTTGCCGTCCACGGTGAACGAGTGATAATTGACCGATCTTGCGTTGTTCTGGATGTAAAGACCGCCATTACTCGGTCCCATCGCTATGACGACATTGGTCGCGTCACCTGAGATGGACGGGCCGCCGGTTGTGGCACCAGCAAAGAAAACATAATTGCCCGTAAGGTATAAATTAGGGGTTGTCACATAACCGGAGACGTTGAGGACGCCGGCAATATAAAGCTGCGTTGCCGTCTCCAACTGGATGCCGAGCGTCGTGCCGCTATTCCAGCCCATATAGCCAAGACGCGCACCGCCGCCCAACGTCGTCGAGGGTAGCCGCCACTCGATGTAGCCGGTGTTGACCGCACTGCCCGCGATGAGGTTGACCTCGCCGCCGCCGGAGGATTTTACACCAAGACCGGAAGTGACAGGACCGCCGGGATTGCCCATGACGACCAGCCCGCCGTTGACCGTCGCCTTGGTAACCGTCAGCGCGCCGGTCACAAACAGATTGCCTGCCGAGTTAAGCTGCATCGCTACAGCGCCGGGATTGTTGTACCAGAACCAACTGCCGTTCCCGGTGCCTAGCTGCGTCGTCATATTGATGGTGTCGGCAGAGACGTAAGGCCCACCGGCATTCACACCATAAAAGTACAAAGTCGGCCCGCCCATGAAGATGCTGGCCCCGGTGCGGAGTGAACCCGGCGTGCTGATGGTGCCGCCACTGTCGACCGTGAACCGATCGCCCGATTGATCATTCCACAGGCGCGCAACACCGGCCTGCGCGTACCAGCCCCAGTTTGTCGTCCCGGTGCGATCTTGAAACGTGAGAATGGCATTGTTGCCGGTTGAGCCGATCTGCCCAGAGATCACCAGCGGGCCGGTCGCGGTGATGCTCCCGACCGAGAAAATGCCGCCGCCGCCACCGAGAATCGTGGTGGTCCCGACCGTCAGGTTCCCCGAGACATTAACGTTGTCATAAAGGTTGATCTTACGACTGCCCGCCGTCGTGCCAGCGCCGACAATGCTCAGCGCATCACTGACGTAACCTCGGTAATCGATAGCCCCGGCATCCTGCTCATCGCCGGGATTGCTCCCGAAGCGCCAGCGGTGTGCGCCGAACCCGGCCCAAGTGCTGTACCCAGGATCACCGACCGTCTTGTTGTACAAAAATCCATACATCGGGTACTGGGTGCCGCCGAACACCGGCTCGTACACCCCACCCGATGGCATCGAGGCCATCCATTTGACGCCGTCCCACATCCATGTCGACCAACCCGACGTGAACAGGTCGTTAAGGGCAGGACTATTTGGGAAATCGGGCATCAGATTTTCTGCGCCATGACGGTGATGCCGAGATCGGCAAGGGTGGCATCCTGGGTCGCGGGCGCGATCATTTGCAGCACATCGCCTGCCACAAACGAGCCGCCAGCGCCGGATAGGGTGCAGGAAGTATTCGACGTGGTGGTGATCACGACGGTGCCGATCGCAGTCGTCGTCCCGCCCGATATTTTGTTTAAAGTGAAGGTCGCCGCAGCGGTCGTCACCGCGCTGTCATAGACCACCGTGCCGACCAGATTAGCGGCGATCGTCAACGGCATCGCGATCGGGATGTTGTATCTCTGACCGGCTGGCGGCTTGCCCGCGACGATGAATGAAAGCGGCACGGTCCCGGCAAAAGCCTTCGTTGCGGCGTCATTGTTTCCGACAGGCGCTCCTGAGAGGGTCAGAGTTCCAGTCATGGTTCCGCCGCTCAACGGCAGCGGATTAAACGCAACACCGTTGACGTAGAACCCGCCGGTCACATTGATCGTGCCAGCGCCTAAGTCGCCGCCTGTCGGCATGCCGCCAGCAGCGGTCGTCAGTGCCAGCCCCCGATTGAGCGACATCCGCAGAACGCTGGTCGTAGTTCCAGGCGTGTTGGTGATGAACTCAAGCGCCGCCCCGGCTGCGGTGTCCGACCAGTTCTCGACAGCGCGTATCTGGACGCCCGCCACAACCGTGCTGTAGCCCGTCGCCAACCGCCCGTTGGCCCCAAAGAGGCCGACAAGATCACCCACCTGTACAGCCGCTGGAGCGGCTGCATTACCACGGGAGAACCGGCACAAATAGAAAGGATTGCCGCTCGCCACGTTGGCATAGGCGTCGAGCATATGCCCGACACCTTCCGGCCCGTCGTTGCTCGCAAGGAAGAGGACCGGATAGCCGACCGAAGCATGCGGTCGACCGGGGTTGATCGCGAGCGCGCCGGTCAGTGTGCCGCCCGCCAACGGCAATCCGCCGAGACTTGCGAGAGCGGATACCGGCGTCGTCGCGTTGGTCCCGCCGTTGGCGATCGAAACCGGCACCGCCAAGCTGATAAAGACCTGGCCTTCTGTCCCACCCCCGCTTAGACCGACGCCGGGGATAATCGCAGTAATCGTCCCGCCGCCGCCACCACTGCCGGTGCCCGGCGGCCCCTGCGGACCCGGCTGATTTACAACCGCAACCCACTGTGCGCTGTTACCGTCGTCAAAATAAATGTAGAGTTGAGCGCCAAATGAATCAAACCAAAGAATTCCTGGGTACGGGTTAGCGGGCGGCTGGGTTCCAATAATAGCTCGACCTATGTAAGACCGACCCGGTATCGGCTCGAAGATCCACTTGCCACCGACCGCCGCGCCGTCGCCGACGACGATGTCGCCGTTCGAGACGTTGATGATGACCTCGCCCTGGAGCGGCGTATAGCTCGCGAGGCTGGTGTCCGTGCCGCGGATCTGCTGAAGCTGCTTATGCGACATCGCCTACAGCACCTGTTCAAAATCAAGGCTGATCTGGCTGCGGAAGAAATCGACATAGCTCGCCATCGGCGATGCCTGAGTAAGACGAGCCAGCATCGCACTCTGGTTCCATCTCAAGGAATCGTCGGGTTCTGGAATCACGATAAACGGCACGAAAAGGTCGTAAACCCGCAGGATCTCCAAATAGAAATCCGCCATCTCAGGATCATTCGCGTCGAAGGTTGCCTTGAGAACGCGCGGGCTCGGGTAAGGGCTAAAAAACTTCATGCCGCCTGGAGTCTGGCTGAATGCAGTTCGCATCAACCGCCCCCGTTGTGCCCCTTGCGCCATGCCAAAGCCGGTTTCATAAGCGAAGGCGATCTCAAGCCGGCCGATATCGAGATAACCTGCCAGATTCGTGGGGTCTGAAATATCGATGCGAAAAGCGCGGATGTTGTAGTTGGTCCCGTTCCAGAAAAACCAATGCGGGTCGCTCAGTCGGCCGCCGGAAAAGACCGGAACGTTGCCGGTATCGAGCAGCGGAGTCGTGGCCATGGCAGCGTCGGACCAGTAGCGCAACCGAATGTGGGCGCTAGGTGTGAAGTTGACCCCAAACAGGCCGATAACGCCAACTTGGACCGCCAGGATGTTGGTCTGACCGTAGAAGAACGTGGAGGTCGCTTGAAGGTCAGGTGTGCGCGCGACTTGGGCAAGATCGTCAGTTTGCAAATTGGTGCGCGGGTATTCAGCGACGTAGTTGCCGCCGCCGAGAGTGAAGGCGGTTGTCGCAGTGGGGTATCCCATGATGGGGTTGGTCATGTGATGAACTGCCTCACGATGTCCAATGTCCCAAAATCGAACGGCAGCGCCCGATCGATGCCGAGCGACAGAACGGTGCCGATTCCTGTCCAGCCAACCAGCGTGGCACCGACAATGCCCCAATCCTCGACCGTGCTGGTGTCGCCAATCGTCTCGGCCAGGTCGATAACCACGCTCTCGCGACCGCCCCACGCTTCGATGGTGAGAATGTTGCGCGAGGTGTTGTAGATCATGCCGGTGAGCAGCATTGGCTGACCGGCGTCGTAGCCATAGGCGGGGATGTACAGCATCACGATATCGCCGATGTCGATCGCGGCGATCACATCAAAATCCAACGACACCTCAAGCTCGATAAAATCACGGCGACCCGAGTAGAGAGTGAGCTGCCGCTCGCATTCCTCATCCGCCGCCAGCGACTCGATCAGCAAGCTGTCCATCGTTTTCTTGATCGCTAGCGGATTGCCGACCTTGACCCACGCGGCGTCTCGGACGGTGGTACGAAACTCGCTGCCGACAAAGTTCACAAACGTCTGATCGTCGAGCGCCTGACTCGCCAAACCGTTCCCCGCCTGCACAGTGTAATTTTTACGATAGTTAATGGTCTGCTCGTAGGTCGGTACGCCTTTGTCAGGGTCGTTGGTCGGGATAAAGCGGATACTGATCACCCGGATTTCGCCGACCGCGAGCTTGCTGCTCATTATTGGCGCTCGCAGGGTCGCCGTGACGTTCTCTTCAAGCGGCAGATTGATCCGCCGCATGCGAAACACATCGAGCCGGTCGAACCCACCCGCTGCGCCGATCGACGACAGGATCGCGTCGACCGGTGTCTGAATGTTCGACTCATCGCCGACGTAAATGCCCACCGCGTTCTGGTTCAACCCGTCCAGCGTGGAGAGATCGGCCATGCTGATTTCGGACGGGTTAAGTCCACCCTTGGTCGTGAGGATGCGGTAGGCGACCTGGCCCGCCGACAGATCGGCATCGGTCGCACCCTCAATCGCATCAAAAGTGATCGTGCCTTTTGGTGTGGCTCCAAGCCGGAAATAGCTGCCCTCGCTGCCGATATACCAATTGAAAAAACCCGGCGTCGGCGCGTTGGCCTGCACTTGCATGTCGGCAAGCGAGCTATACGCCGTACCGACCGACAGTAATTCGCCCGCATCGTAGACTTGCACCAGCGTGCGGATCTGGTTCTCCGCGACCTGATAAATGTCGAGATAAGCATTGACGTTGGTCGCGGTGACGTTGAACACCTTGCCCCATACCAGAGGCACCGGCTTTGATTTCAGATCGTCGCCGCCCTCGATGCCGTCAGGAGCAACGTTGTTGCCCAGGTAACGATGGTTTTGCAAAGGCAGGCTAAAGTCGAGCAGCCGATCGCGAAACCGCAGCGTGACCGTGTCGGTCGTCGTATTTTGCCCGACCACCAAATCAAACAGCACCTGTTCGACTCGGCCCGACGCCAGCGGAATAAACGCCGAATAAGGATCGTACCGGTAACCGATCAGAATTCTGATTGATTGGCCGCCGATCCCGTAATCGCGCAGCCCGTCGAGCGCGCGGTCATTGTTTGCCATGACGACATCGCCAGGTGTTACCTGATTGGCGCCAGAGGTCGCGCCAGGCGCCAGCAGGAAGCGCCCGAAGTCGGGCGGTGTCATAACCCTACGCTGGTAGAAACCCGGTGCATCCGGCGCGTTGAAGCCGTCCGTGCCGTACCGCAGATGCTCGATTGCTTGGGTGGTGAAATTGTAGGCGTCGACCTCGATCAAATAAATGATCGGGCCGCGCGAGCCGGTAATCGACCGCGCCTCTCTGAACGAGGCTTCGGGAAGAAAAGCTTCTGGACGGGTCAGCATAACCGCCCCAATCAACCAAATGCCTGACGGCGCAACGTATTCTGAATCTGGTTCATAATATCGGTGTTTGCTCCCTGCGACCCCGCCATGAACTCGTCAAAATTGATAGTCACCTCGGTCAAAAGTTGGATATATTCACCCATCCAGTGTAGCTGGTTCCAAATGTTTTGGTTCCAGCCGACCATATTATTAAGGATTTCTTGCAGCTTATTTACGATTTCATTGCTGCGATCATTCACATTATTGATACTCCAGACGATTGTCCCGTTCACGTTATTTAGCCAGTTCGCCACGTTGTTGTTGGCTGCGTCAACCGACGCTCGGGTCGCATTTTCATAGGCTGCGACCGTAGCGACGATTCCGTTCGCCGCGCCATAGATCGCCGCGACATCGCTGTTGGCGAAGACAGCCTCGTTGGCGATGATCGAGCTTGCCGCACCCCAGACCGATCCGACGACCGCATTCTCCCACCCCGCGATCGTGCCGACGATCGAGTCGGCGGCCGCGAAAATCGCCTGGATCGTGCCGGCCTGGCTGCCACCGGTAGCGCTGACGACGGCGCTAAGCCAGCCGGCGATCGTTCCGTTGATCGCGTTGTCCCATGCGACCTGGCTGTTGATGATCGCACCCGCCCAAGCGGCGATCGTCGCCAGCACATACTGGGTATTGACATCCGCGTTCGCGGCCATCGCCTGAGTGTTGGCGACCGCCGTTGCGACGCTCCGATCGGTCGTGCTCTGCGCCGTCGCGGCGAGGATCGCCGTGTGATTGTCATTGGTCGAGATCAGGGTGTTTGTATTGGCCGCGGCCTGAGTGACCAGGGTGTTCGCATTGGAGGTATTGCCATCGATGATGGCTGACGTCTGAGCCGCACCAGCCGCTTGCAGCGCCGCCGCATTGGTCGTGTTCGCGTTGATCGTGGCCACGGCATTGGTGCTATTGCTAGCGATCAGATTCGCCGCATTGGTCACGTTGTTGTCGAGCAGGGCCACGGTGCTGGTGACAATGTCGGTCCCGCTGCTGACGACCGCAGCAGTTGTCGCGGTTGCCGCCTCGACCACCGTCCCGGTGCCGGTCATCAACGTCACCGTCTGCGCGGTAAATTGCTGCGCCGTCCCGCCGACGATCGACGCCGCGCCGTCGAGGGTTGCCTGGGTAATTCCCGCGCCGGTCGTAATTGTGCTGTTGACGAGGTTGTCGTTCGCCGTATTTGCCGCGGCGATGACGCCTGCGGATGTCGAGATCGCGTTGTCGGTGATCTGCTTCGCCGTGTCGATCCCGGCGGTGATCAGCGAAATCGTGTTGTTGTTGCTGGTGGTGGTCGTGGTTGCCGTGTCATCGGTGATCGCGTTGACCACATCGGTCGTGGTCTTGTCAGGTGCCGTCGTGAGGCCAGTGCCGAGCAGCGCGGTCAACTGATCCTGCACCTGTTTAAAGATCGCCTGCCCCGGCGCGCTCGAAGCGTAATAGTCGCTGACGTTTTGCAGCAGGGTCTGCGCCGCGGTGGTAATGCCCTGGAGTGCCGTGACGTCGCCGCCCTGCGCCGCCGCTAGCATGGTGTTGTACTGCGACTGCGCGGCATCGAGCCGGGATTTGCCCGAGGTGAACACGCTGCTCTGGGTCTGAAGCTGATTAAGATAGGCTTGGATACTCGCTTGGGCTTGAAGAACTTGCGCCGCGCGCGCCGAGGCGTCCGCACCGTCATTCGTCGCCTTGACAGCCGCCTCGGCCTCGTCGACCCACGCCGCGAAAGCCGGGTTCAGTTGGGCTAGGACAGCACGGGCCGATTCCATCTGATCGTTAGTCAGCGCCATCAAAATATTCAGCGCCGCGCGATGCTCGGTTTCCTGCACCTGAGCATCCTGATCGGGGCCAAGACCAAGCGACTTGTTGGTCGCTTGGGTGGCAATTCGCGCCTTGTCGAGATCGCGAAGCTGCGCCAGGAATCCTTGGTTGGCCGCCGTGTAAGAGTCCTGTTGATTTTGATAAATCTGGGCTTGCTGGTTCTGGGCAGCGATCAATGCCTCGGACGCCAGAGCCGCATCCCGCGCCGAAGCGGCCAGCGCCGGAAGGTCATTACCAAGATCACCAAACGCAGCAATGACCGCATTAAGCTGCGTGCTGTTTAGTTGAGCAAACATCGTCTTCAAAGAAGCGTCAAATGTCTGACCCAATTTGTCGAAAACAGTAGTGCTGGCACCGATCGCCGACGCTTCGCGAGCCATCGATGCATAGTTATCGACGAGAGACTGAACACCGTTTAAGAAGTCATTTCCGGTCGCTGTATTGTAAGCCGCGTCGACCGCCTTGGCGAAATCGACATTGATCCGCTTCGTCGCCTCGGCCAACGCCGCGTTGATCGGGTCGATCGACAGCCCGTATTGCTGGGCCTGCGTGGTCAACTGAGCAAACGTATCGGTGATCTGCGACATCGCTTGTTCAAACGGCCCCGCCTGCTGGGCTCCACTCTCGATGCTTTGGAAGGCAGAGTCGGCAGCGGTTACGATGGTGTCGTAAATCTTCGAGAAATTTACAGCGGTCGTCAGTTGGGTCGTGTCTTGGATTTGGTTGATGTCGAGCGACCCGACAGCTTTTTGCAACGTCGGGCTCAAGGCGGATAGGTCACGATGCTCGAAAAGGAATTGAGCGACTTCTTGAACGACCGCACCCGCGTCCGAGCCGGTGAAACTTTTGACCCCTTCGCCCGACGCAATGTTCACCTTGATGCCATCCCGCGACCCGGCCTGCGCGATCAACGTCGCCTGGGGCAGGACCGACGCACCAAGAATCTGGGTGATGTTAGCCAACGTCGTCGAAATCGGCTGAAGGATGCCCTGCGCCGCCTGATCGTTGGCGGCCACACCGCCGCTGGTGAACGCGCCCAATTGGCCGGTCGCCAGGTTGAGTGAACCTGAACCCGCGTTGTTGGCAGGCTTGGGGCCAAAGAAGCCGCCGAGCAAGCCGCCGCCCGCGCCCCCGATGATGCCGCCGAGCAAGGTGCCGATACCGGGAACGATCGAGCCGATGATCGCGCCAGCCAGCGCGCCGCCGGTCGAGCCGATCATCCCGCCCGTCGACTTGCCGCCGCCGATCATCGGGCCGATGAACATATTCGCGAGCGACCCCACGGTCGCCCCGGCACCGACGCCACCGAGAAAGCCGGTCAGCGTCGTGCCACCGAAAAGACCTGACGCGACACCGCCGCCAGCAACGTCTGACGTGACGCCCGCCGCGTTTGAAAAGATACCGGCACCGGCACCAGTGCCTTGGGTCAAACCAGTGGGCGCAAAGCCAAGCGAAGTGCCAACATTATTATTCAGGAAATTACCCAGCCCGCCGAATATCCCACCGCTGCCGCCGCCGCCAAAAAGACCCGACCCGGTATTCGCCAGCGACCCGACGCTCGAAACGGTACTGAGCGTACCGGTGAGATTGCCCTCTTTGTCTCTTTGTTCCAGCGTGACTGGCCCACCAGTGGCACCGCTACTGCCTTGGCCCCCACCACCGAGGCTACCTCCGAAGATACCGCTCAACAAACTCGCGCCGCCGCCACCGCCAAAGAACGTCCCGAAATTTGACGCCGCGCCGCCAAAGCCCAGCATCCCCAGTAGCGATCCGATGGCGGGCTTGATGACCGACATCGAAATAAGCTGCGACTCAAGCTGCACCAAGGCATCCTTGAAGATCGTGTGCCACGCAGTGATCTTCTTTCCGCTGAGTGCGTTCGAGACGTTCTGGGTAATCGCTTGGTCGATGGTCTGACCAACACCCACCAATACGTCATTGAGCCGTTGCGCGCTGCGCTGTTGTTCGGCAAGAGCGATGTTCGCCTGTTGCAACGAATCGACATTCTTAAGTAAGGCTTGGGACTCCGCGCTGTTTAAATCCTTGCCCTTGCTCAAGAGGAACTGCTTCGTCTGCAACAAGGCGACTTGGCGCTGGATTTCTTCAGTGGTCTGGAAAGCGTACTGAGCCTCGACCTTGTCGATATCAATCTGATCCTTGTTCGCGTTGATCTGCTTTGCTATTTCCACTGAAGTCTGCGCCGCGTCATTCTTCTTGATGAGCGCCAGCGTCACCGCCTCAAGGTTCTTTGCTTCCGCGATGTACGCCGCATTGCCGGTCGCTTCAGCCTTGGCGACCACGTCATGCGTAGCACTCGTCGCCTGGTTCTGAAGTTCCATGTCATGCTGAGCCGCTGCGCCACCTTTTGTGGCTTCAGCCAGCCGCTCAGTTTCCTTGGTTTGTAGCTGAAGACCTGGGATCGCCTTGGCGCTGGCGGTCAGCGCCTCGGCGGCTTGCTGGTTCAAAATCCGTTGGGTCTGTTGCGCGACATCGCCGCCGTGTTCCATGACATCGATACGGGCCTGTTCCGCCGCCGCCGCTTTAATGCCAGCCTGCTCACTATCTAGATAAGCATTTGCGACACCTTCCTGCCCCTTGATAGCAAGGTCAGTCTTCTGGTTGGCAGTATTAAGAGCGACTCCTTGCTCTTCCAGTGAAGTTTTGTAACGGTTAAGTCCAGCAATTTGGGCCAATTGTTCATTTTTACTGGTGGCTAGTTCTTGATTATATGCAGCGTAAGCTTCGGTTCTTGCTGTGGCGATTGGGCCGCTCAATGTTGAATTAATAGTAACACTTTGTCCGAGCAACCTGTTCTGCTCGGCGAGAACTGCATCGAGAGCCGCAACAGCTTTCGGATCTTGGCTAAGAAACGGCCCACCACTCGCACCAGCGACACTGCCACTTAGATTGGCAGCAAGGCCAGTAACTGTCGGTGCGCCCCTAAACCCGATATGACCAATATCGGGTGGCGAGGTCGCGCTGATCGGCCCACCGTTTGCCCCGAACAGCGCCCCATTTTCCATGAACGGCAGCAATGCCGGATATTTTTGCCCAATGAACGCTGCGGCGTTTTGAAACGTCTGCCCGTAAAGACCGCCAGGTGTCGTATCGGGTCCGACATTAGGGTATTCCTGCCCGGTCGTCGTATTGATGATTTTGTAGTCGAACGCCCCGCCAGCAGCCGGGTTGTGTGCCGTATTCGAGCCGACTGAAGAATTTGACTTAGTACGACCAATGCTGGTGATGACGATCCCAAAACCAGGCGGAAGCTGAGTGACTACATTCGACATAGTGTCGATATAAGCTGGGGCATTAGGTGTCATAACCACACCCGGCCTCACCGATAACTTGTTCCCGCTGAGCAGCGTCCCGTAATCACCGCCGTAGGTTGGCGTCGTCGTTCCGAAGCCGGGTGCCGGGGCACCACTGCTAGCTACATTGCCTGTGGCTAACGGCGCACCCTCTATCGATAGCCCATGCTTTTCCATAAACTTAGCACTGAAAATCGCACCCTTATCTATTAGGTTGGTCAGATCGATCGCCAACTGCGTCAAGTTTTCTTGCGCCAGCTTAAAGGCACTGCCTTTGGAAAGAGTGTCCAGAAGCCCGCCCCATGCGCTGCGAAACTTCTCGGCTGCCTTAGTCGAATCGTCAGTATTGCCGGCAAGAGCTTTGGCTTGATCTCTGATGTCCCTGAAGGCGCGATTCATCGCTTCAGCGCCCTTGCCCTCCTGGGCCATAGTTATCAAGTTTCCCGCTTCCGCCTTGTCGATCGCGTGAATGCTGAAGGCAAAATCAACCATCGTCTGAATGCTGCCATCCATAGCAGCTTGAAAATCTTTGATGCCTTGCGTCACATCGACGTTGCGTACCCTGGAAGTGGCAATCGCGACCTCAGTGATCTCTTTGGCATAAGCCGGATCGATCTTCGTATTGCGAGCAAGATCGGAAACAAACTTATTGGCATCCGCCGCCGCTACACCGACGTTCTCCAACGCTTTCGCAGCCTGTTCCATCCCTTTGATGGTCGTGCTTGAATTGTCACCGACCGTGCCGAGCGCGTTATTGAACTCCTTGATCGCTGCCGTATTGGAAATGGCCCGCGCAAGAATGACCCCGAACCCGACCGCAAGAGCCGCCAGCGCCGTCACCGCGAGGGTGGTCGGCGTGATCATCCCCACGATGGCGTCCTTCACGCCCCTTAAGACCGGCCCGACACCGCCGCCTTGGGCGAACGCCTGGATAACCTGGCCGCCCTGCTGAACAAGGATCGTGAACGGGCTTTGACCCTGAAGTAAACCAGATGTAATATCATTGATCTGGAAACCAAGATTGGTAACAGCGGCATTAAGCTGCCCGGTTGTCTGGGTCGCCTTACCCGTTTGATTGCTAGAGTGATCTAGGTTGCTGCTGAGACTTTTAAGTGCAGAATCGTATCGCTGGGTCTCTGTTGTCAGCGCCCCTTGAAGCTCTGCTTGAGTTTTAATTGCCCCTACATTGTAAGCTTTGTTTATCGCTGCTACTTCCTTCTCATGCTCCTTTTCCATTGCGACCAGCGGCACATATTTGAGCCGCAGCCGATCGACCTCATCGGCGAAAGCTTTGATCTGGGCATCCTGTTGTTGCGGCATCGCCAGCCCGCGCTGGGCTTCCTTGGCCGCATTGATCGACTCGATGGCGCGAGCGAACGAAGCTTGTATCTTGTCGACTTCTGCGCGCCATTGATCCGCGCTGACGGCGTTCAGCGTGAACGCTGAACCGATCTCCTTCAGCGCCGCGAGTTGCTGTTGCTCGGCGGCGTAGACCGGGTCGAACTTGGTCTTCAGCCGGTCAACCTCATCATTAAACGCCTTGATGTGATTGACCGCTTCCTGCGGGAAAATCTTGTCTGCCGTCGTGGTTGGAGTAGTCTGACCAGACGCTTTGTCTCGCGCCGCGGCCGCTTCCTGTAACGCCTTGTTGGCTTGCTCCTGATCGAGCGCATTGGCCGTCACAAGCAGATTAATGTCGGACTGAACGCTGGCGAACCTCTTCGCCGCCTCGCCCGCCTTGTCGTAAAGCGGGACAAGGCTTTCGATCTTCTTATTGTAGGCAAGGACATGAGCATCCATGTCGCTGGTGAACGCCGCCTTGGCATCCAAAGCCGCGCTCTGCAAAGCAACGACCTGTTTCTCATAGGCTAGGGTCGTCTGCGCGACCGCCGTCGCGTGTTCAGTTTGACTAACCGCTCCAAACCTTAGCGCATCGTTTACCTCCTTCATCGTCGTGGCGAATTCATTCGCTGCCACAGTCAGCGGAGAGTATTTGGCCCTAAGCCGATCGATCTCTGCGCTAAATGCCTCGATATGGCTGATGGATTGCTCTACAGTGTTGTTGTAGACTTCAGTAGCCCCCGTAGCTTTATTAAGAGCAGCAATGTTCTGCTCCATTTTCTGAGTAACAAGCCCCATAGCTACTGATGCTTGTTCTTCATTTAGTCCGAGTTCTTTAACAAATCTATTAACGCGATCTACACTATTTGCGAACGAGAGAGCAACAGCCGACGCTTTGTCCTGACTAGCGATGAACTTGGCAAATTCATTAGTCGTCGTTCGTATTGCTCGGCTTACCTTTTCATTCTTAGCAGCATTTTGATCGCCGGCAGATGACGCTTTATTTGTCGAATCCGTCAGCTTTTTCGTCGTCACATCAAGCAAAGCGGCAGCAGCGTCGACATCAGAGAGCTTATCGGCCCCCTCGACCAGCAGCTTGACGATTAAGGTATCGACTAAAGGCACTGTTCACCGCGCTCCGGTTTAGCGTCGTGGCAAAGACAGGCTGCGACTCGGAGATGTACCAGCGCCGGCGCCGCCCATCCGTGGCTGCGGTGCCGGTCCTTGACGGTTGCTGCGATTATCGGCTTCAGTTTTCTCGGCCGAGATGCTGGCTCGCAGCATCCCAAGCTGCACCAGTGTCTTCGCTTCCCACGGTTCGAGCACACCGACGCCAGTCAACCCCTGCCACGCCCGCAGAGCTTCCCAGGTGATGACCGGTGGCGCGAACCCGTTGGGCGAAAGACCAAACGAAATCTCCTCAAACCAACCCCAGAGATAATCCAGCACGCTGGGAAACTCGGGACCGTCATTGATGACCGGCAACTTGACCGGCTGATCTCGGCGCCCGGCCGGACGCAACGCAGCAGGTATTTTAGCCCACTGGCTAGCGCCCGACTCGAAATGCTCGCGCTCGGTTGAACCGTCTACCGTTTTGCGGTTTGCTCGGAACTCGACTTCGGCCCACTCGATGAGGTCGATGACGAGGCTGGCGTAAAATTTCCGCGGTCAGCACAGAACAGATCGACCTGCTCCCGTATCCAAGTGACCTTGTCGTAGACGGTCCGAGCATTCTGTGGGGTGAACGGAAGATCGAGCATCTGCCCGTCAAGCGACACCAACGACCACCCGGCAGTTAGCGCAACCAGCAGATCGGTCGCTTCCGCCTCAAGCTCTTCTGGCGTCAGCTTGAGCCGGCCGCGCGCGTTGAGCCGGCGCCGCTGGGTTTCGCGGTTCTGCCGGCGGGCAATGTCGGAATCGGACGAATAGAGATCGACATAAGCCTCTTCGCCATTCGGCCCGCGGAGCGGCTGAAGGGATTGGTAATGCAGCAACGGCATGCGCTGCGGCCGTTCGACGTCGAGCGACAAGCTGCTCAACGCAGTATCGATGTCTGCCATAAGTGGCGGTCCTTCTGCGGGAAAGGCGCGTCATCGCGACGGGCCAGTGGCGGGAAAAAGGGGGCGCGCCACCCGCCAGCAGCGCGCCCCCCGGTAGCCAGCTACCATCCGCTCGCGCGGACGGCTCCCTGTGGCGGCAGGAATGGGTGACGAAGGCGGATCAGACCGCCTCGGTGTCGCTCATAACAAAGGTGGTTTGCGGAACGCCGGGGGCGGAACCGACGTATTTCAGAGCGGTGAACGGCATGGTGAGGGTCTGCGCCCCCAGCCCGGTCACCGCGACATCCGCATCCGAGAATTTGACCCGAGGCAGATAAATCGCGGTCGCCGGCGCGCTCGGATCTTGCGTTGTGGTCAAATAGGCGAGGATATCGACCTCGTCCTCGTCCAAGAAATTGCGGACGAGGTCCAAATCTTCCAGCATCGCCGTCACCTGACCGCTAACTGCGGCCGAGCCAAGGAAGACTTCAGGCACGAAATCCTGCCCGACGACCGCGTCCGAACTCGGCGACATCTCAAACGTGATGTCGAGCCCGGTGACCACACCGACCACCGAGCCGTTTACCCGCAGCATACCGTTGACCGCGGCAAAGATGCCGGTTGTGGTTTCGGGGTCCGGTGTGGTGAAAAACGGCGCCACGATGCTCGACGCCTGATCGAACACCTCCATATCGCGACCCATCATGGTGAATTCGACGGTCGCCAACCCCGACGCCGGCAAGCCGAGCTTAAACCCACCGACGCGAACCTCGGTGAACAGCCGGCTGACCCCGATGTCTTCGTGGAACGACTCGATCGCGAACTTGCGCGAGACGAAGCCGGTCGATGGGATGATTAGGTTCGACCCAGTCGTATCGAGGGTGAACGTCGTCTCCGGAGCGACCATCGTAAACGGCGGCGGAAAGACCTGGGCGACCCCATTGGTAGGGCCACTAAACCCGACGATGATAAAGTTCGTTCCGTTGTTGGCTGACCCGCCGCCAGTCAGACCACCAAGCCGAAAAATGCTGCCGACATGCAGCCCGAGCGCCACCGGATCGCCGCCGCCGAAGGTGATCGTTGATGCCCCGGCATCAGACGCGATGCTGGTCAGCTCGGTCGCGCTCAACGCCAACGCCGGCGTAGCGGTGCCGCGCGTTGCCGCCTCAAAGAAGTCGAAGTAGGTGGCAGGCGAAAACTCCCCAGTGATCCCGCCCGTGACCCGGCGAGTACCGTGGCGGAAATCAACGATCTGCCGATCGCTGCGGATTTCAGTCGCCTGGTAAGTGTCCTTCGCCAACTTCAGCGTGGTCGCTACCCGGCGCAGTACCTGTGCGCCGGCCTGGCCGGGATCGGTTCCCGACACCGGCTGAGTGTTGGAATCGATCGCGCCGGTCAGGTAGGGCTTGTACGAAATTCTGGCTGATACGCCTTCTGCTAAGGACATGGTGGGCACTCCATCAAAGGGAGGGGCGCGTCTCACGACGGGCCGGATCGCCTTGCCCAAGGGCGTTTTGGCTAGACTCGCGCGGGCGTCACGCGAGAATTCAGTGATGATGTTGTCGGAATGAGTTCGCTGCCTGAAAACAGGCAGAGCTATCCAAGAACAGACTAAGAACCGCCATTCTTCGGCATTACGCCGCAGAAAGACGCAGACGCTGTTGTTAGCCGATCAGATCGAAAAACAGATCAACTTCAGCACTTGCCCAGAAGTAGTTGGTCACTTCCGACGGCATGCCGATCGGCTTCAGCATCGCGCCATCGCCGCCGGGGTAAACCGTGGCGGTAGAGCAGGAGATGTCGGCATCGCGATAAGAGCGGAACAACGATGCGGCCGTCTCGGCGTAATCCGTCGCGGGGAGCAATCCCCAGCCCATCGGCACAAACACGTAGATATGCAGCCGTCCCGGCGTGCGATAGCGATTTTGGTAACGGCCGCCGCCGAACGAAGCCAGCTCAGCAGGCTCGGTGATGAACTCGGTGTAAATAAATGGCGCCGGCGTATCCGGCAGCGCCGCATTGCCGAGACTGTCCTCAGTCTGACCCTGCCAGCGCAACGGCGGCAGCGAATTCGCGGCTTCCAGACGCTCGCGCAGGATCTTGTAGGCTTGGCTGGTCGTGGTCATAGCGGCTCGAAGAAGATGGCCGGCGCACGAACCTCCGAGCCTGCGATCTGCCGACGCTTGCGGAGAACCCCACCCTTGGCGATGTAATGCGAAGGCAATCTGCCCTTGATGATATAAGCGTCCGGCATGGTGACGTAGCCAAACACGACCCGCGCCGCGTTGCCGTAACGAGAACCCAGCTTCTTCGCGACCCGCTCATAGATATGGTTTGGCACGCTGATCAGGAAATCGCGACCGCTCTCGGTCTTGCCGACCTCCAACCGGCGAGCATAGACCACCGGGTTCGAGATGAAGACGTCTTGGCCGATCGTCACCGGAGTGTTGTCCGCCACCGGACGACCATCGATGTAGAGCCCGTGATTTGACTTATAACGACCCGATTCCGCCGGCGAAGCAGCGCGCAGCTCCTTCAAGAATTCCGAGATCATTTCCTGCAAGTAGGTGTACTTGAAGACGATAAGCTTCTGCGCGTCCTCGATCGGCTTACCCGCGACATCGCCAAACCCAGTCCAACTCGGCTCAAAGCCTGTCCGCTGTTTCTGCTCCTTAAGAACCTTGTCGTTCTCCTCGATAGCCGTGCGATACAGCGCAGCCCTGGCCGCGACATCGACCTTCTGTGCGACGACCGAGATCTCGCGCCGAAACGCGCTCAGCGCCACGACGCTATCCCCTGACCCGAATATTGTAGGCAACCAGAGTGTCGCCGACGGTTCGGGTAGCGTTGTCGGGAAAGCTCACCGCCATCTCCCTACCTTGAAAGATTACCTTGTCCGCGGTCGTCAGCGGCAGCGGAAACCCACCCCTCTTCAAATCCTCCGCTGACACGATGCAGCGAAAAACGAACTCGGTCACGTCGCTGACCATCTGTTGCGGCCGCAGCGGGTCGGCCCGCACCCAGGCCCGACAATCAACATCGGTCGCCGTGCGGTTAGGTCCAGCCGGACCGGTATACCGGCGCACCGTCACTCGATTGGTGAGGAAACGCCGATGAAGCGACTTGGCGTAATCGACGTTCATGCGAACATCATCCGATAAGGCGTGAGCAAGCCGCAGACCTGCTCTGGCGGCCCAGCCTCGCCGGCGCCGGTCGGCGTGTCTTGGTAGACCACGGTCATGACGTCGAAAATCGCTTCCGACTTAACCGACGGATCGCGGCCGCGCGACATCCAACCACCAAACAGCCACGTTGTGGCTGCGGCCTGAACATCAGGCGGTATCGGATCAAAGCCTGCGGTGTAATCCACCACCGCACGAGCTCCAGCCCAACCATTGGTGATAAAATAAACCCGGCCGAAGTCGATATCGAGATCGTAGGTCGACGGATCAACGACGTTTCCATCGACCTTCAGAGTCA